AATATGATTTAATCCGCATATCAATTTTGAAGAGTTACTTAAAATTTCTGATAAGGAAGTATCTAGGAAGTAATATATTAAGTATCAATTAGTTATAACTTATTGAGTATCAATACCTATTTATTTATCTAATTCCTTGTATATTCAATATCATTCCTTATATTTAAGTAAGATAAAAGGATAAAAAAATGAAACCAAATAAAACCCAATTAAGGCAAATCGTTCAGGCAGAATTTAATAAATTCGTGAACGCTAATTTTAAAGTAGGTCAGGTTATATCAACTCGTGAAGTGAAGCAAAAACTTCACGATAAGAAACCGAAATACCTTAGAAAAAAGTATGCGGAGTATGTCGCGTTGTGCGGTCACAATTGCGCGTATGGTATTAAATGGGACTTGACAATGTTCGAAAGAACTAGTCGCCTAATGAAAAAGCATCCCGGATATTTGGCGTTAGGTACCTTTACCGTTAATTTGAACCGCGGTTTGAATCGTAGTTATACTCACACCAAGCACGGTATTTACATTTCCAAATAAAGACTTGCCGATACATCGCTTGCTACCTAGATTAATCTAGTACGATGCTCCTGAATAAAGTAGTTGAATAAAGGAGGAATATCGGAGTTAAAAAATAAACCAAGAAAATGAAATTAACCTTAGAAAAAAACCAAAAATTATTTTTTACATCGGATACGCATTATGCACATACGAATATATGCAGAGGAGTTACCTCTTGGAAAGATGCTGAGGATAAAACTAGAGATTTCAAAACTCTAGATGCGATGAATGCTGCTATTGTTAACAATATAAATACAAAAGTAGGTCAGGATGATATTTTAATTCATTTAGGTGATTTCAGTTTTGGTGGTTTTGATAAGATAATTGAATTTCGTAAACGAATAGTTTGTAAAAATATCATATTAGTTTATGGTAATCATGACCATCATATTCAAAGAAATAAGGACGGTGTTCAAGGATATTTCATGAAGACTACTCAATATCTAAACTTATCAGTAGTATCAAATCCGGGAACATTATTAACTTCTGAAACACATTTTGTTTGTTTTCACTATCCAATTGCGAGTTGGGAGAATATGAATAAAGGAGTGTACCATTTATTTGGTCATGTACATTTACCGGGAAATAAAAAGTTATTGGATAATCGTAGTATGGATGTGGGTATGGATGGTAATAATTATACTCCATACGAGTTGCATGAAGTAGTAAGAATTTTAAAATCACAATCGGTGAAATCATTATTACCATATAATGACCACCATGTAACCGAAGTACGATGAGCAAATATCTAATCTTATTAAGAGGGCTGCCAGGTGCAGGTAAAAGTTCATTTGCTGAATTTATGTATCCATCATCTTTAGTTTGTGAAGCAGATAAATACTTTGTTGATAAAGCTACTGGTGAATATAAATGGGATGGTTCTAAATTACATGAAGCACACGAGTGGTGTTATAACTTGGTTGAAACTTATATGAAAGATAATCTAGTCAATGAACAATATTATACTGAGATTGTCGTTTCAAATACGTTAACCACTGAGAATGAAGTGAATAAATATAAAGAGTTAGGTGAAAAGTATGGTTACATTGTAATCAGTTTAATAGTTGAAAACCGACACGGTAACAAATCAGTGCATAATGTTCCTGAAGCGTCAATTGAAAAAATGAGAAAAAGATTTGATATCAAATTATAAATTATGGAAACAGCAGAAGAATTTTGGAATTTATCATGTAAAAATGATAAACTAAAATCACCATCAGATATAATGATTGAATTTGCTAAACACCATGTAGATGCAGCATTAAAAGCGGCGGCTGAAAATAGTAAAGTATGTCCTACTGATTATCAACCTATACCAAATCGAAAAGTAGGTAGTGCTTATGTTATTATTGATAGAGCAGATATCATGATAGTAGTCGATAAAGAATCTATTACCAATTCTTACCCTTTAACCGACATCAAATGATAAATAATTTTAGTACTTTAAAACCATTTATAACTTTTACTTCACCTTCGGATTTCTATTTCCTACAAATACTAAAGCGTAGAAAAGATAATCCAGGTCAAACCGGTGATGTACATGTAATTCATAATTATTTTATCTATTCAGTTGAACAATATGAATCATTGGAAGAAAAAGTAATTAAACTATGTACCGATAATAATGCTCGTGCATATTTGAGATTGAACAAACGGAATGATTACAAAATAGGATTACAGGTTCTTAGAAAATCAGCACAATTACTTGCAGATGGTAATCCTAAAGCTATTAAAAATGTTTACGAATCAGTATGCGGTGAATTTCATCATGACCCAATTAAAAAATGGATTGTAGATATTGATGTTCATTATCCAGATAATCAAGTTACTGCATTTGCAATATCCGAATTTATTTCTAAAATTGAACCGATTGGACCTAAAGTTTTAGCTAATATTCCTACTAAAAATGGTTTGCATTTGATTACTACAGCTTTTAATAAAGCTAAGTTTAAAGAAATTTATTCTGAAATCGACATTCACGGCGATAACCCCACTGTTTTGTTTTGTTTATGAAATCATACGACTTAAATTTAATACAAAAGTATATTGATGATGGATTGTTGGAAGTGCAAAAGCATCCAACTCTTCCATTAAAGATATACAACTATTCTAGGGAAGTCTCTTTCGAAAAAAAGTGGGATGAAATAACCTTAGCAATGAGAGGAACTATATTAGATGATACCGGAACCTTAATAACTAAAGGTTATGATAAGTTTTTCAATTATGAAGAACTACAATTATCTGATATACCTACTGATTCAGGATATATTACCGTTCAAGATAAAGCTGATGGGTCGTTAGGAATATTGTTTAACTATGCTAATGAATGGATTCTAGCTACTAGAGGTTCATTTACTTCTGACCAAGCTATTAAAGGAATGGAAATACTAAAGTCAAAATATGATTTATCTAAATTTGATAAGTCAATTACATACTTGTCTGAAATTATTTATCCGGAAAACCAAATTGTAGTTAATTATGACGGTGAAGAAAAACTAGTATTTACATCATGTGTTCGTACTTTAAATGGAAAAGAATTTGATTGGGAAGAATCTTTAAAAATATTATTTGAATCAGGAATAAATTCTGAGGATGTAGTACCATATACAAATGTGTCATCTGGTGATATAGCAGCTTTTGCAAATGAGTTAAAATCTAAAAATCTAAATAATAAGGAAGGATATGTATTACGATTCTATCCTTCTAACTTTAGAATGAAGATTAAGTTTGAAGACTATTGCAGGTTACACCGTTTAATGACTAACTTTTCCAATGTAGATATATGGGAATGTTTAATGAAAGGTGATGATATAACCGGATATCTAGATAATGTACCTGATGAATTTGATGACTGGGTTAGAAATACAATTAAAGAATTACAATTTAAGTTTGATATTCTTAAAGATGAATATGAAAAAGAGTTCTGGACATTGTTTGATAAAAAAGAATTTGCTATGAAAATTGAATCTAATCCAAATAAGCATATTCTATTTAAGAGATTAAATTCAGTGTCTAAAGTATATGATGAAATGATTTGGAAAAAGATTAGACCGGTATATCAAAAACCATTTTGGCAAACTAAAACAAATTTAGAAGTAGAATGATAAAAGTTTTCACAACGGGTGTCGGTCCTTTGACCGCCGGAGATGCATTAACTAAGGAATATAATGATTGGGTTCAAACCTTAGTTAAAAAAATTGAAATAATTTCAATTCATACTTCAAGCAATAAGTACGGATGGATGCTTACTGTCCTATATAAGAGTAACTAATTGATTCTCAATACCTAAAACTAACGGTATTGATTCTCAATGAGTTATAGGTACGGTCTTGTATATTCAACTTGGTTCCTTATATTTAAGTATGGTAAAAGATAAAAATAACGAAAATCCGATAGTAGCTCTAATGAGCAGAAGTGAAGTAGTTGAATGGTTGAATAAAAAATGTAAGTCGACAGCCGCTGATATAGTGGATTCAATTCCTACCACCTATTATATAACAAAAGATGACACCGAATATTGTCATAAAGAGGACCTTCGTAAATTGTTGAACCCGTTGTTAGTAATAGAAATGGAATGTGATGTAACTACTGTTCTAATTCCAAAAAAACATGTTCATTTCACAGGCGTTGAAATCTAAAAAATACAAAAAAGGATTATTGATGGTTGTAAAAGATAACAACGGTGATTATATTTGCTTAGATGAAAAATCAATATTTGAAGAAACTCAAGGTGAATTAAAAACGGTATTTCTTAATAGTCAAATCACTAAAGAATTCACATTGGATGAAATTCGCAGTAATTTGAAGTAATTTATTGAGAATCAATATGTTAAAAACAATACCCTTGATTCTCAATTAGTTATAGCACTTGAATATTTTGTGCTTGTAACTATGGTTTTCTTCCTTATATTTAAGTATAGATAAAAAGAACAGAAAAATGATAAATCCAAAATGCGAGTGCGGCGGAACTGTAAAAATCAAAAATCATCAAAGATGGATTGGTTATTATTGCCCCGATTGTAAAAAAGGAGGTTCAATGCAAAAGGATAAGTCAGGTAATGCAATAGCATCAACACCGAAACAGCACAAACCGGGAAAAGTGTTTAAGAGGTTTGGGTCAAAGGTTAAGAGACATCAATTACCTACCACCCCGGTATCTAATTGCAGTTGTGTTCCGGGCCAACCGTATAACAATATAACTTGTAAAGTTCACGGGCCCGTTTCAGTCACGAAAGTGAAACTGACACCGGAATTGCCCTTGGCCCCTGTGGTAACTTTTAATTCGGATATTATCAGCTACACAAAGGAAAATTTGACTTTTAGTATGTATATTTCAGAAATGAGTCAAATCAGTACTTCAGGTAGTGTGCTAACCAAAGGATTTAATTTGAAACGACCTGATACTGGAACTATGATGCATTTTACTGCTACTGAAATAGATAAAAATGATGATGAAATTGAAGGATGGTGGTATTCAGGAAAAACTGCTGATGGGAAAGTTTGTAGATTCTTAATCATAAATGACTAAAATGAGTGACGAACAATTAAGGTTTTATAATAGGAAGTACTTAAACAAGAAAGTAGATGTTATGACCGACAGAGGTCAATATGTCGGGATTCTTGGATTCATTGGCCCGAACACCATATTGGGTTGGGAGCTATCTATGACTATTGGCAGAACTCCTGTTCACATAAAAGAAATTTTCTCAATCAAATTGTACTCTGAACCCGACCGTATTTATGACAAAATCTAAACGATTCTTTCACGCTACCACTATTACGAATGCTTACTCTATTAAAGATGAAGGATTGAAACCGTTATTCGGTGAAGTATATTTAACCGATTCAATTGAAAGTGCTTGTAGGTGGATGGGATTTCGATTAAAAGCGATGGGTGAAACGGTAATGGCAGTAATTGAAGTTGAAGCTGATGAAAGTAAATTGATTGAAGGAACAGACCACTCACCAGAAATGGTAAAGATTTTCGGAGTCGGCAAATCATTAGTTTCAGAAAAACGAATACCAAAAAGTAGAATTAAACGAGTTCATTATTTTAGATTAACCGACCCAAAATGATAATCAACGACAACCAAATTAAAGAAATAATTCTTAAGGAAGTAACTGATTTAGTAGAGTGGCTCGATATTATCAGAGCTTATATCTACGAAAAGAAAGGAGTTGATATTGGCCAAATTAAATACCCGAATCCAAATCATCCTCATTTTCAATTATTTTTAATTGCTCAGGATACATGTTGGAATTATTATGCTAAAAAACTTTTAAAACCGATAACCGAATAATGGATACGAACAAATTTGTAGATTATTGCCACAACAGACATGACCGAGTTTGCAATCAGACTTACTCACCTGGAATTCCATATTCCTTTCATTTACGAATGGTTGAAGAACAGGTAAGAAAGTTTGGAAAATTACTTGACCCGTCCGTATATGACTTAGTACTGATGGGCGCTTCCGGGCACGATTTAATTGAAGATGCTAGGGTAACTTATGGTGACTTAGTAGGAATGGTTGGTGTTGATGTTTCAGAAATCATTTTCCTTTGTACTGAAATGCGAGGACGATATCGTGCAGACCGTAAAAATGATGCATTCTATGAAGACCTTAAGACTAATAAACTAGCAGTGTTTGTTAAATTATGTGATATCATTGCCAATGTTAAATTTGGATTCTTAGAAAATTCTAAGCAATTTCAAAGAGCAAAGGATGAATATCCAAAAATCAAAGGTAATTTATATTGTGAAGAATATAAACCGATGTTCGATTACTTGGAAAGCATATTTGATATCAAACATTAAATACGCCTCAAATCCTGGGTATAGTATTAGGTAAGTTTATAGACGCCCTTCTAAGGGCTTATTGTTTGTTGATAATCAATTAGTTATAACTCATTGAGAATCAAGATAATAGGTATTAATATTATTAATTCAAATCAATGGTATTGATAATCAATTAGTTATAGATTTATGTAATTTTGTGCTTGTTTAATGTAACCTTTATCTTATATTTAAGTATAGATAAAAAGAACAGAAAAATGAACCCAATCCTAGAAATTTTAAAGAAAGCGCAGGCTGAGAAAGAAGCCTTAATTGCAGTTGAATATAAAAAGGCAGAAGCCCGTAGAATTGGGATATCTGACTCATTCAAAGAAAATGTAGTTGACCCGATTTTAACTACCGCAGGTTTAAGTACCGACCTTAAAGTTGAAGTTCAAAATTCATATATTAAATTTGAAGTACCTTCTGGATTTTATTCTAACGGTGTTTCAGTTAGATACCGTGATTTTACTCTTTACCGTAGAGAAAGTTGGCAAGCCGGTGTACCTCCCACTTTTGAATTTTCTTATTCGAGTTCAACTATCGCTTTAGGTGAAGCCCGTGAAATTTGTTATACCGCAATTGTAGGTGAAATAGCATCTAATTTTGTTGTTGGTTCACTCTTTATGCTTGGAGTACATAAAGCGTTTGAGTTGCAAAATGATGAAAGTGCTTTTGCTACCGGAATGGCTTTGATTAAGGAAAAAAATGAAATTGAGCGAGTAGTTAATGAGCGTATTCAAGAAGAAAAAAATGCAGCACGCGCTGAATTATTGAAAGTCGGAAATAAATTAGAATTTTCAGAAAATACTTGTCTTTATTATAACCATAAGTATAATCATTATGTGTCAGCTGTAGTTTTAAAATCAGTAACCAAATCCGGAAAGACTTGGGAAGTTGAATTTTTACCTACCAATCCTGGTGGTTTTATATATACCGAAACCGTGAAAGCTGAATATGTAATTGAAATGATTAGTACTCTTTTAACCCAAAAAGCTGAAGCGGAAGCTAAAAAGGAATTGGAAGTAGCTTAATTTTATCAACCAAAACTGAAACAAAATGACTAAAACAAAATCAATAAGGTTGCAATATGGGCAGCAAATGAACCGACTGAATTTTTAGGAACAATTAAACCAAATAATTAATAAACAATAACAAATAACAAATGAAAAAACCAGTAAAAGTTAAAATTTTAGGCAAAGGTGATTGGATTACTATCACAAAAGGAAAGGCTATATGGAATTCTGATATGAGCCAATTCATAGGAAAGACAGTTAAGGTTTATAAAAAAGAAGGACAGGATGTCATATTCAAAAATATCAAAGGTAAACGAGGTACCAATGATTCAAATCAATATTACTGGAGGCAATCAGCAGGGCATTACCGGGCTGCGACATTATCAGAAATTTCAAAAGTCATTCACGCTGTACCTATAACACCTACTTTTAAGGTTGGCGATTGGGTAGTAATTATTAATTCAGGTAAAAATTGGGTATCTGAAATGAATAAAAGAACCGGTAAAGTAGTTCAATTAACCAATGTAGTAGGTAATGACTGTATTGGATTTGCAGATGATGGTAGTTGGACCTGGAGTTATAGCGATGGACATTTCAGAAAAGCTACTAAGGCAGAAATTTTAAAAGCTACAGCAGCTTTAACTACTCCGGAATTATTAGGATATAAAGCTCCTATTGATTACTATGGTGGATTAGTTAAAAAGGATTCAATAGCATTGGTTTCTAGTAAATTAGGAACTACATATGCTATTCGTAGTTATCGTTTGCCACAAGAAATAGTTGAAACCTGGGTTAAAGTTTATAAAGACCCTGCACCAGCTTTTAAAGTAGGTGATTATATTGTTGCAAAGGAAAAGGTTTCGTATTTATCAAAAGGTAAAATTGCTAAGATTTTTAGAATAGACGGTGAATCTGTTAGATATTCGCACGCTGCAGAAGAAGAAGATTTTGCACCGATGAAAGAATTACAAAGAAATTGCCGGTTAGCTACTAAAACTGAAATTGCTGAATCTTTAAAAGTAGTAATTGGTGGATATGAAGCCGAAACTACCAGAAGTTCTGTATCATTTCGTGGTGAAAAATATGGTAAATCTGAATTGGAATCGTTAATCAAATTAGCGGCTGAAAAACTATTTGAAAAGCATCCAAATCAAATAAAATCATTGAATGTTGGTTGTAGTGGACAATATAAAGTTGAATTAAGTACTTTAAAGAAATTGCAAGCTAAATTAAAATAGAAATCAATTGCTAGAAATCATTTTCCATATAATAGGTATATGCCCGGACTCATTTATGCATTTGGACTTATTAGATATTATATCTTTATATGGAAATGATTTGTTAGTATTAACTAAAAATCTTAAATTAAAAATAATAAAATAGAAAAAATGAAAATCTTGTACTTAATTTTTAGCGTTCTTACTGCTATGCTTGGTTATACCATACATGGTAGTATCTTTTGGTGTATAATGGATTTTATCTTTACTCCGATTACTTGGGTTAAATGGATAATATTTCATGAAATAACAGCATCAGTATTTCAACAAACATTTCCCTGGTTCTTTAACAGCATCAGTATTTCAACAAACATTTCCCTGGTTCTTTAATTAAAAAAATCACAAACAAAAAAATGAAAACGTTAATCATTTATTTCACGGAAGATAAAAAATCTTACCAAATAGTAAAGCCTACTCGAGAATTCAATAATGATTGGTCTGGGTTAGTTCAAGCAATAACCAAAGGTAATTATCATTCTTACGAAACCTTTTAAGTAAAATCAAATAACAAATAACAATTAATTAAAAACAAAACAAAAAAGAAAATGGACAAGAAATTGAAAAGAATTATCCTTGCAATATTTGCATCGGTATTGTTAATCGTTGCAGTATCATTATCAGGTAAGATGTTTGAAAATGTAGATTCAGGTGAAATTGTAGTAATTCAAGATGCAATTGATGGTGATTTACATGTATTCACTACCGCAGGAATCAAACCGCAATGGTTTGGTACGGCTACACATTATAAGCGGTCATTCCAATATTCATTTACTAAGGCAATAGATGCGCACGGTGATAGTATAGATGCATCTATTAAAGTTCGATTTAATGATGGTGGTCACGCACAATTATCCGGAGCGGTTCGTGTTGACTTACCGTTATCTGATAGTCTAATTATAATGATGCACCGCACTTATGGTAATCAACAAGCACTTGAAAATCAATTAATGTCGACAGTGATAACTAAGTCTGTATATATGACCGGACCATTAATGTCGTCAAAAGAATCATATGCTGAAAAGCGTAATGATTTAATATCATATATTGAAGACCAGGCATCTAACGGTGTATATAAAACTACTACTATTCAGAAACGTGTAAAAGACCCGATGGATTCAACTGTTACAAAGACGGTATCTGTAGTTGAAATTATTGTAGGTACTACTAATCAATTACCGCTTCGTCAGGAACAAAGTCCTATTACTAAATTCGGTGTGAAACTTAATAACCTTAGTATTAGTTCAATTGACTATGATGCTAATGTTGAAAAACAAATTGAAGTGCAACAAAAAGCTACTATGCAGGTACAAACGGCTATTGCTAACGCTAAGCGTGCTGAGCAGGATAAGTTTACCGTTGAACAACAGGGTATGGCGGATGCTGCTAAGGCGAAGTGGGAACAAGAAGTTATTAAAGCTCAGAAAGTAACACAGGCTGAACAGGAACTTGAAGTTGCTAAACTTAATAAGCAAACCGAAGAGCAAAATAAAATTGCATTAACGCTTAAAGGTGAAGGGGAAGCAGCATATAAAAAGGCTGTTACTTTAGCAAATAATAACTTTGATAAGAAGGCTGATATTTGGCTAAAATCTCAAGAACTAATGTGGGATGCATTTGCTAAATATCAAGGTAATATGGTACCTACTACTATTATGGGTAGTACCGGTAGTGGTAGTACATCAGCAATGGATTTTATGCAGATAATGACTGCTAAATCGTTAAAAGATTTATCATTAGATGTAACTAAATAACTATGAAATATATATTATTAGTCATTTCTATTGCATTCATATTTAGTTGTACAAATGTTAAACGAAAAGATAAACCAGCTGCGCTTAAGTATAAAGCAGGTGACATGGTTTATCTTAAACCGGATTCAACTTTAGTATTAATAACTGAGGTTGACGGTAGGTCGTGTGCATGTGGCGGTGATGCTCAGTATAAGACAAAAGCTAAATCATCTGACATCGCATCGTGGAATGTTAATGAATCAGATATATTCGGTTTAAAAGAAATACCTGAACAATTTTAATTATTCATTTAAAAGCAAAAAAAAATATGTGGTTACTAATTCAAGAATGTTTAGTGTTTTGTGTCGGTTTAATTATCTTTAGTCAAATTATTTTACCTTTATTGTTTCCTAGTATTGAAATGTTTTGGTTATTTAAAAGGTCAAAGGAAACTGAAATTGATGTAAAAAAAATTCAATGGTCTAAAGCTGGTGTACTTAGGCAAATTGAAAACGCTAAAATCAAAGTATCAGAAGTTAAAGATGAAGTGAAACAAATTCGTGATTTAACTAAGAATAAGTTAGATGAAGCTAAGTCTCAAAAGGATGAAGCTGATAAGCTAATTTAATTAGGTAAGTATAGTATGGCCGGGACGCTAAGCGTCACATACTGCTAATCCGCACACAAGTTAGCATTAAGGTTCAATTCCTTTTTATACTACAAATCAATAAATTTATGAAAACAATACGAAGAAAGGTAGCTTCAAATGAAGCATCTGGAGTAGATGGGTTTGAGTACAAAAGAGTATCAAACGAGAAAGCTGATGAATTAGTTAAAAAGAGTGGTTACACTTTTACATCTAAAAAAAGCTGGAAAGTAAATGTTAGAGATATTCAACCCGCAAAACCTGTTAAGGAAGTTACGGTAGTTGATTCAGTACCTAAAGTAAAAGTTAAAAATAAAGATAAAAAATATTAATGAACGATTTGGCATTATCACCGGAAGCCTATTTAGGCGAAAAACTATAACTCATTGATTCTCAATAAAATATCATTATTTGATTCTCAATGAGTTATAGGTATTGATGATATTAGAAAAAAGTATAATATAAGCAATAAGAGCTTATTAAATCTAGGTATATTTAGATATCACGCAGTATATTATAATTAAATCTTGAAGCTCTAAGGGCTTAAAATCTTATGCAAAACGGAATATTTAATCGACAATTCGGAATATATTTACTCAAATGGCAATTAGGCACATTCGTAGCTGTTCCCTGCATGTATTTATTCTCAGATTATATGAAACTACCTTATTGGGCATCGGTTATCCTGTTCAATTTTGTTGGTGCATTAATCTTTTATAGAATTGATGCGTATATTTTTAGGAAAAAATAAACCAGATATTTATAATAAATTCATTCTATATGAAAGGTTACGAGTATTATCCGGAAACGAAAAGGTATTATCCTGTAGTAAATCAAGTAGTAACCAAAATAAAAAGTGGTGCCTATCATTTGATGTTAGATATGCAAAATAATGTAGCATTCTTTGAAGAAATACTTCCTAATTCAAATGAAATAATTGAATTGCCTGGGATGCCTGTGACTCAAATATTAGAAGAAGTAGATAAATTCTGGACATCTAAAGACCAATATATTAATTTAAAATTACCATATAAAAGAGGAATTCTATTACATGGTAAACCGGGAACAGGTAAGACAACAGTTATTAAAAAGATATCAGATTATGTTGTTAAGAACGACGGTTTAGTATTTTATATTAATTGGTTTAATGAGTTATCAGCAAAAATGCTTTTAACTTTTAGAGAAACGGAACCGGATAGGCCTATTGCTATTATATTTGAAGAAATCGATATTATGGTTGCAACGGAACAAGCCGCTTCAGAAACAGGTATGCTGCTAAACGCTTTAGATGGTATTTATAATTTGCATAATTTTATTTTTATAGCATCAACTAATGACTTGAATTCAATACCTGATTCATTAAAGAAGCGTCCTAGTAGATTTGATATCGTACAAGAAATTGCATATCCGACAGCCGATGATAGAAGAGCATTTATTACTTCTAAATTAGATGCTGAAAATCTTAAGAAGATTGATTTAGAAAAATGGATAGCTGATACTACTGATTTTGGAGTCGCACATATACAAGAATTAATCATAAGCGTGTTTATATATAGTAAAAAATACGAGGCGGTTCTTAAAATATTAAAAGCTGAACACAAAAAAGTAGGATTTAAAACCTATTGATAACATTAACATATTTATAGTTATATGATTTTACGTGATTTAATTAAATCTAATTTCCTTTCTAATTTCGAATATGAAATTTCAAAAGCTAGTTCGGTTAAATATCTTAAAAGTATAAATTTTTTAGATACAGAGTATTCAACTAAATTATATACAAGTAAAAAGATAAGTAAGCATGTACATTTATTTACTTTTGTTTATTATTATTCCGGTCTTAGGAAAATGGTAAATACAGTCATTGAACCGCCTAAGAATTATTTATTCTATAAGTATATGAACTATGCATTCGTTATGCATACAGATATGGCTCAGATTAGATATATGGAAGGTGCCCAATTAGCGGCTTCTGGATTATTGCCTATACACCGGGTGAAAGTAATAAACAAACACGGATTAGAATTATTCGTTCTACTATATGATATCAATTTTAATTTTGATACTAGAATTAATTTAAACTAAAAGTTATGAAACATAAAGATTTTGCAAAGGACAAGTTAGATAAGATAGAAACTCTTATACGAACAACCCAACAATTAATTAAGCGCGGTGGCAACAGAGACCAAGTAAATGAATTTCTGGATGTAATGCAAAACGAAGTAACCGCTTTAACCGAAAGGATTAATTTGGAAGATTAACCTTTTCTTCTTATCTTTTTATTATGAATATAGTTAAAAGTAAATCATCTTCTACACGAAACGATGCATACTTTGTAAGTATGTCTTGCAGTTGCGGTAGAATAGTAGACAAAGTATCTAGTGATGCCGTTGCTGTAACTTGCTGGAGATGCGTATGTAAATTAATGCCTAACGATGAACTGAATGACACCATCGTTGCCTTAAAGAAAACATATCCTAGGGGTTGGAAAACTCAGGAATTGTTTGTTGATTTAGAAGGCAATGTATATAAGTTAGGTGAACGCGTTAAAGAATTAAAAGGAAAATATCCAGTGACGCCGTATACACCGAAAGACCCTGAATTAAAAATAGAAAGGGCGCCTAGGAAAAAGAAAAAGACATTTAAGGAACAAGTAGAAGAAGTGATGATTCGTCAAAAGAATTTCGCTGAAGGTAAATTCGAATAAAAAATAATTGTTATGATAGTAAATAAGAGAAATAAAATGGAATTAACTCCTGAGCAAATTCATGAAAACTGGGATAAGTTATTAGGTATTATTGATAAGTATATAGCATCTCCTAGGAAAGAACAACTTAAAGCTTTATATGAAAAGTATGAAGATAGGTTAGCAACGATGCCGGCATCCGGACGCGAAGCCTTTCACTCATGTTTCGTTGGTGGGTATGTAGACCATATCTTAAATGTAATTGAATGCGGATTGAAGACTGCAAAAATGTGGGAATTCTTTGGTGCTAAAAAAGACTGGACTGATGAAGAATTAGTATTTAGTTTAATGAATCACGATTTCGGAAAAGTAGGAGATGATGATGGTGAGTACTATATTCCTAATGAATCAGAATGGCATAGAAAGAATTTAGGTATTATGTATAAGTCAAATCCAGCTATACATAACATGACAGTCCCAGATAGAGGATTGTTCTTAATGCAAGAAAACGGGATAGCTGTTTCAAAGAATGAATATCTAAGTATCAAATTACATGATGGATTATATGATGATATTAATAAACCGTACTTGTTATCATTTGATGATGATAAAAAATTAAAGACTAATTTACCTTTCATTGTTCATCAAGCTGACTTTTTAGCATATAGAATTGAATATGAAAAATGGAAAGAAATATCAACTAACAAAATTTCTGGAATTAAAAAATCAATTGCTAATTTATGATTACATTTATTATAGTATTATTAATACTTTTATTGTGTGGTTCGGTGTATGCTAATTATAACCTAATTAAAAAATCTGAAAAACTAGAAGATAAATATCTAGAATTATATAATTCATTTTGTTATATACGTGATAGTTTTGAAGTTGGGTATAAAGTAATGCAAAAGGTTGATAAGTTAGGGGCATTTGCTGCTGATGATGAAACCGGCACAATTTTTAATACCGTTAGGGATACCGTTGAAGATTTAAAGAAGTTAACAAATATAGAAGTAACTGACGAAAATGGGAAGGAAGAAAAAAAATAAAGGTGATAATACTAAATCGAATTCAAAGAATTATTTTACTACTGAAACGGAGTTAGCTATAGTTGAATATCTAAATACTGAGGATGACTTTCTGCGTAATAAAATATACAGGGAAAAGATTGATTACCCGTTAAATAAATTAGCTGAAAATATCATTCATACATATAAAATGTATTATTATGATGACCGATATGAACATTTCAAACATGAAATAGTAGCATACCTTTTAGAGAAATTGCCTAAAATTGATTTAGAAAAAGGAAAAGCATTCTCATACTTAACTAGAACAGCTATTAATTATTGTATTATTAATAATTCAGAAGGGTACTCAGATAAAATAAACAAAAGTGATTTAGATACTGTAGATAAAGAAATAGATGTAGCGTCTATTGACAGGTTAGAAACGGTAAAGTCTGAATTATACGTATTCTTTGATAAATATATTGAATATTGGGAAAAGAATATGACAGTGCATTTTACCAAAAAGCAAGATTTACAAATAATTGATTCAATATTGCAATTGTTTAAGAGTCGAGAAAACATGGATATTTTTAATAAAAAAGCATTCTATATTATGCTTAGAGAAATGACAGATGCAAATACGCAACAAATTACTAGAACTATTAGTGTGATGAAAGATAAATATCGAGAGTTATATGAAGAATATTTATCAACGGATGATATTAAAATATAAATGATAAGGGGTCGATTTTGACCCCTTTCTTATTTATAATAAATCGTGTTATGGGACTAGATAAAGATTCTCCAATTTTTGATAATAAATCATTTGCTGATATAGCCAAGGATATTTACGAGGCGAAAGGTAAAAAGGATGTAGTGATACGGGACTTAGTACAACAGGTTTCAGACCTAATTAAAACCACTCACGACGCAACTATGCTAATTCCGGTTATTAAGGAATATCTAGAAGTGGGTGTAAAAAACGATGAAATGCTAGTTAAATTAGCAGTAGTTATACAACGAATTATGAGTGATACAACGGTGAATGGTACTGATGAATTTGGTATGTCAGCTGATGAGAAAGCTAAATTCATGAAAGATGTTGAATCTACAATCAAGGCAGGTGCTATGATTAAATTACCTACATCAGAACCTAATACTTTAAAACAATGAGTTTATTTCCTAATTTATCACCTAATAGTAATTCAAATACTAACTCAGTAAATCCTAGGGATATTCAAAACCCATCAGTGTTTACAGCTGAAGTAGTTGATGTGATGATTACGGGGTCAATATCTTTTCCTAGACCGGGTACTATAAAGTTTAGAGCGTATCGAGATTATGGTGTAGCTGTTAGTAACATTGTCACACACGCATTACCATTAGATTCGAATATAATTAAGCCACCGTTAATAGGTGAGTTTGTAGTTATCATAAAATCGGTTAATGGTAATATAAAAGACAAAGCATATCTAAGAGATGCTGTTTATTATTATACCAGTATAGTAAGTACAGGTGGTAATCGTTCACATAATATATTTGATAATTCTAAAACATTTACTAGAGACCCAGATGCTGTTACTTTAGAAAATAAAACATTCGATACACAATTAACAAATACCGGTTCAATATACCAAAAAAGTTCTACATCTATTCATGAAGGATTTGTAATATATGAAGGTAGATTCGGACAATCAATTGTACAAGGTGCTTCTAGTAAGGAGCGACCTGACGGTATCGGGTCAATATTAGGCGGTAATAATGGCGACCCGTTTACTGTTATACGTAACGGTAATAAAGGTAGAATACCTAATATAAAGAATGATGCCTGCAGTATGTATATGTTGTCGAATCAACGAATTATAATTCAAGATGCATCGTTTGATAGTATATTAGGCGGGTGGACTACATTAAATTTAGATAATATAGATGCAGCAGTTCAAGAAGTAGTAATGGAAGACATACAAGACAAAGAGTCTATATCCGCTGACCCTAGAGCAGAGTTCACAGACCCAGCAGAAAGCATAACACCTATAGAAATTACGCATAATTCAGATGAAGGTGTGCCTGTTTATAATCAAGGTGACCCACGTTGGGGTAGTTTAAAAGCTACTAGTGAAACATATACAATGAAACAAGCAGGGTGTGCAATGTGTTCAATGGCTATGGTTGTTAGATACTTAACTAGCGTTGATGCTATTACTCCTGAATTATTATTTAATGTTAAAAAAGTAGTATTAGTTCATTGGAGTGATATTATATCATATGTGAATTCTAAATACAACGCATCACTTACACCATTAACATTTATCATGAATCCTAAAGATATGGTAATAGCTGATAGAGCATTAGCATCAGGTATTCCTATATTATTTGAAAGTAAAAATAGAGATAAACCGCATTCAGGAGAAACATATAAAAATAACATTTTAGAAGCATCTAGTTCAAATCAAAAACCGTATGTAGGAGGAAAGCAGCATTGGATGGTTATAACATCAAAGAATGCTGATGGTTCATATAACCTAAATGACCCGAATGGCGGCCGTGTTCGTAAAAAACAAAGTTCAGCTGACATTTTAAATAAAGTAGGAAGATTTGGATTCATAAATTTTAAACCATAATATGGCATTTTTAAGAATAACATCACCGGATGAATATCAAGGCAGTCAGTATGTATTTAGTTCAGGTAGAATTATATTAAATTCAGTTGCTGGACCTACTGATAGTGGCGATATGTTTTTAGCAGCCGCAGGTTCAATGGCTTTAGGTTCAGGAAACACGATGCATTTTAATTCTAAGGATGATATGTTTTTTAATGTATCAGGTAGTAATAAAATAGTATTTGGTAAACCTGGAACTGCTCGCCCTAAAATACAAGCTAATTTATTGGGCGCAAGTACTTATGAATTTCTAGATGATATATTAAGTCTTATTTCAACATTAAAAATACATACTCCTATGGGTACGGCTGTCATTGCTCAAGAATCAATTGACAAATTACTAGATTTACAAAAGAAGTACTTGCAACCTACTAGTAACCAATATATTTTATCTGATTTAGTTTTTACCGCAGACAACATACAACCTAAAAATGCCAATTAATTGGAAATCACAATTTGACACACCGTTAATTAATCTTATACATCTAAATCAAATAGAAAATTCGGACCAATTAGTAAATAAAATTGCTCAGTTTTATGATTTAGCTATTAAGACGGGAACACCGATGGCTCCTGGTACACCAGCTGGTCCTGTTGTTACAGGTAATATTCAAGGGTTCAAATCATCTTTAAAGTTATATTACAAAATACAAAAGGTAGCTACGGTTAAAACTGAAACTGCTAAATATATACAGCGAATTAAGAAGTTAGTTGAATTAGGAAAAGAAATTAAAATAGAAATATCTAATATTAATGATGAATTAAAAAGTACTAAATCTGATAAATTATCAATATTAAATAGTATAGTAAAAATAAAGAATAGTGATAGTATTGAATTATTATTAGCATCAATACCGGAAGGTCATACGAAAGAACGAGTACGGAAATTAGGAATTAAAGAAGTAGAATTAAAGAATAAAATAATTAATTTAGAAAATAAATTAAAACGGGTTGTAACGGATAAGATTAATGACCTAAAGAAAGAAATAGCTAACTTTATAAAGAAATTGCAACCAGGAGGTAATGAAGGCAGTATTAAAAAACGAAAATTTAAGGGAATAACCGACGCTAAAAAGATAACTAGGCAATCTATATCCAGTATAAAATTAATACAAGCTGAAATAAAGGATACTACGGCTCAAATAGATTCAATATCAAATTCTATTAATAGTATTAATGGAATAAAACCCGTAGACTTTAATTTAATCCTAGGAATAACCAAACAAATAATAACCTCGTCATATGATAAGACGCTAGAATTAATGACTGCAATATTGGTTATTATAGGCGGTTATCCGGATAGTATAGTATCATCTAACACCAAATCGAAAATAAGAAAGGACTTATCTAAAATAGCTGATTTTAAATTAAAAGTACAAACCAAAGAAACAGAAATTACTACTAAGTATAAAAACAAAATAAAGAAAAAGATAGCTGATATAACGAAATCGTTGATTCCATCAAAGAATAAGAAGACAAATAGAATCAAAGAAAAAATTAATGATTCAAAGCGAATACAACATATAATTAAACAGCTTAATACCATAAAGAAGGATGCTGTGTTTGTAGTAAATTTCATTAAGGTTATTAAATTGATTAAAGCGGATATTGAGAAACAGCAATATAAATCCGGTGTCAATAGTTCAATTCGATTGTCCGAAGCAACATTATCCTTTATACACAAGAATGACCCCGTTTTATATTCAAAGGTCTCCAAGAACACTACGATTCTACATATTAAATCCTTTATTCATGATAAAGAACAGGAGCTTAACGGCTTTCTGGCTAAGCTAAAATCAAAAGAGCGAAAATTGCTATCTTTCAAAGATAAATTAGCCCAAAGCATCAAAGATAAATTGGTGAATAAACAGTCTATTATATTTGGAATATTTGTTAAGATGGCAATTATACGGTATTGGACGGGAGCGGTATGCGTAAATTTAGGAGTAGTTACATTCCCTGGTATAGTTGTAACAGCACCATTACGGATGATTGAATCAGAAGGACCCGCAGATACCATATCACAGTTATCCAAAGTATTTCAAGCTCACACTAAAACGGTCGTAGGTACATATACCACTCCGGTAGGTGTTACCACCCCATGGACGGGTTATTTTTAATGTTAAGATATTTATTAGAAATAGGAATCTATGAAATCAAAGGATTTTTTATTAGTGTTACGCCATATTATACGGGAAGAAAACAGAAAGGTAATTAAGGAAGAAATTAAATTACTTAAAGAAGAACTTACATTGCTAATTGAAGGTAAGCAACAATCACCTAGTAGTAAAAAACAAAACATTGACACTATATTATCGTCAATTAACACTACGGTACCTACAAAGTCTCCGAGTAGAAAGTACACAGATAATAAAATGATAAATGAATTGCTTCAATCGACTAGTGTTGATAGCGGATTCAAGTCGGCTATGCCAATAACTATGACAGGTGAACCGATTCCGGCGGAAGCTGTAAGCGATGATTTAACTGCACAGTTTGCTAATCGTGATTACTCTAAAGTATTAAAACTTTCATTAGAAAAATCAGGTAAAGCATGAGTAACTTAACGGTTGATTTTAGATTGCATCCTTTAGACTTAGAATCCAATATCGCTATTGGTATAAGTTTACCTTTGATGAAATCTAATACTCAATTTAATTTAACATATACCACATTAGACCAAGCTAAAGCTAATTTAGTTAATTTACTTCTTACAAATAAAGGTGAACGCGTGATGCTTCCTAATTTTGGATGTGATATTTATAAAATGTTATTTGAAAATATAACAGATTCATTGCTAATTAAAATAGAAGAAGTTATTAGAGAAGAAGTAGCATTTTGGCTTCCGTACATACAAATAGATGAGGTTAATGTTACACATGATATAGATGCACATACTATAAATTTTGATTTATTATTTTTAACTAATGGTAATAAATTTAATCCGGAAAAATTAGTATTCAATATAATATTGCCTAAATGAACAAAAATACAACAGAAATAAAATATTTAAGTAAGGATTTTTCTCAATTTAGGGAGAATTTAATTAACCTTGCAAAAACATATTATCCGGATACATATAATGATTTTAATGAATCATCTCCAGGTAGTATGTTTATTGATATGAGTTCATATGTAGGAGATGTACTTGCATTATATGTAGACCAACAATTACGAGAATCATTATTAGGATACGCTCAAGAAAGAAAGAATGTAGTAGCATTAGCTAGAATGTTGGGATACAAACCTAATATAACTACACCGGCGCAGTGCACATTAGATGTGTTTCAAATATTACCTAGTATCGTTTCAGGTAGTGCAAAAGTACCTGATTTTAATTATGCTTTAAATATAGTTCCAGGTATGGTAGTAGGAACAACTAGTAAACCGACTATTGAATTCAGATGTGACGAAAATATTAATTTCGCAGTATCTAGTTCTAATAACCCAACAGAAACTTTAGTTTATACTTTAGATAGTAATAATCAACCTGAATATTTTTTACTTAAAAAGCAAGTAAAAGTATATGCAGCAACTGAAAAGACTATTAATTTCACTTTTGGTACCGCAACGAAATTTGCTAAGGTATTGATTAATGATGATAATATTATTGGCATAAGTAAAGTAGTTGATTCCGACGGAAACATTTGGACGGAAGTACCATACTTAGCCCAAGAAACTATTTTCGATGAAGTAACTAACACGTACGACCAAACTCCGGATTTACCAATTTATAAAGATTCAGTACCATTTTTGTTAAAATTAAAAAATGTACCTAAGCGATTTGTTACAAGACCGACCGCTGATAATAAAATGGAAATACAATTCGGTTCAGGTATATCAACTAATCCAGATGAAGAAATAATTCCGAATCCGGAAAATGTTGGGTCTTCATTACCGTTAGGTGTTAATAAATTAGATGCAACTTTTGACCCGTCAAATTTTGTATATACGAAGGCGTATGGTCAAGTACCTACTAATACTACATTAACGGTTACATATTTAGTGGGTAATGGTATTAAATCAAATGTAGGTGTTAACACTATTACTAATTTGTTAAATGTACAATTTAATAACGATGTAAGTACATTGAACCCACAATTATATAGTAGAGTAGTAAATTCCGTTGCAGTTACAAATAATGTATCAGCAACCGGCGGTAAAGATACTGAAACATTAGATGAAATTAGAGAAAAGGCGTTAGCTACATTCTCTGCTCAGAATAGAACAGTAACTCGTGATGACTATTTAATTCGATTATATTCAATGCCTGCTAAGTATGGTGCTATTGCTAAAGCACATATTTCACAGGATGAACAACAGAATCCATTTGTGTCCGGTGAAAAAGTTAGGAATCCGTTTGCATTAAATATGTATTGCTTAGGGTATGATAGCAATAAAAACTTAATACAATTAAATACTGCAATAAAAGAAAATATAAAACATTTTTTAAGTCAGTATAGGATATTAACCGATGCAATCAATATTAAAGATGCATATGTAGTAAATTTTGCTATACATTATGATATATTAGTGCTACCGGGATTTAACAATAATGAGGTTTTATTACAATCAGTTGAAGTTATTAAAAATTATTTTAATATTGACAATTGGCAAATTAATCAGCCTATAATCAAAGCTGAAATTATAAATGAATTATTGAAAGTTCCTGGAATACAAAGTGTACCTAAAATATTTATTAGGAATATGTACGGTACCGGATATTCAAACATATTTTATGATATGGAAACGGCAGAAAGAAATCACATAATATACCCGTCATTAGACCCGTGTATATTCGAATTAAAATACCCAAACTCAGACATTAAAGGACGAGTTATAAAATACTAAAAGATGATTTATTTTATATATCCAAAATACGATTCAACCATATACGAAGATTCTAAGTACTTAAATACTGGATTGGATAGTGTATTAGAAATAGGAAAGTACATTGCTAGTACAGGTAGTATTGTTACTACCAGCTCTATTAATAATAGTAGAGCGTTATTAAAATTTGATTATTCCGATTTATCACCACTAGTTGTAGCTGGGTATACGACCTCGAGTGCGATATATAATTTACAATTATTTACGACTGAAATTAGGCAATCGCCAACGACTTATACGTTTATTGTTCACCCCGTTTCTGGTTCTTGGGAATCAGGAATAGGAAAATTAGAGTACGGCACTAAGGTAACTGAAGGCGTAGGTTGGAGATATACTACAGGTTTAGGCTCTAGGATTGAATGGAGTACAGCATCTTATACTGCAGGTACAACGGGTTCATGGACATCAAACCCCGGCGGTGCGAATTGGTATACAGCGTCGGTATCAAAGACTATTAATTACAATGAAAGCTCTGATATTAATATTGATATAACCAATTTAGTTACGGCACATTTAAGCGGTTCAATAACTAATAACGGGTTTATAATAAAAAGAACCGATTCAGATGAGCAGTCTTTAGGTGATAATGGTAGGTTTATGTTCTTTTCAGTAGACACTAATACTATATATCCACCTAGATTAAAGGTAAGTATAGATGATGCTATATTTTTTACGGGTAGTAAAACCGTATTAAGTTCAGGTGACAATACTATTTACTTTAATAACCTAAACGCAGTATATACTGACACCGATATAGCACAAATACAATTAACAGGAAGAGAAAAATATCCTACTAAAACGTTTATTACTTCTAGTAATTATATTGCAGCTGTTAAATTATTGCCTAGTAGTTCATACTATGCAATTAAGGATTTACAAACAGAAGAAACCGTTATAGATTTCGATGATTACACTAAAATAAGCTGTAGCGGGTCATATAATTATTTTAATATTTTTATGGGTGCATTACAAACTGAAAGATATTATAGGATATTGGTTAAGGTTAAATATTCTAACAATGATGTTAGAGTGTATGATGCAAATAATGTATTTAAAGTTGTAAGATGATAACGATACCTAGTAATTTTAGATTAAATAGAATAGCAACGGAGGTAGTTGATAGGAGAGATTTCTTTGATAGTAATGCAATACAACCCGCTGTTACTAGTAGCGTTGTATATATAGCTCCAGAATCAATTGAAATATTAGATGATTCATCGCTATTAACTATTGATGCTAACTATTATGATTATTTGAATTCAAATGATGGTTTACTAGACCGTAATACTAATAATGATATTATATCACAGTATAAAGAGGGCGGATTACCGGGCGTATTAGTTAAAGTCCCTATTAAAACATACAGCGACATACAAGGTGATTCATCTATTTCTGAATTACTACCGCCGAAAGTTCAAACCGGACCTACTATCGTTCTGCACCCGCATCAATATTTTAGACGCGTTGATGTCGATACGTATGTGAAAGGTGGTGAAGTTCTAGTTGATGACAATAATACAGTTAAAATACTAGACGGTACTACTTTTCAATTGAACATAGCCGTCGAAACCACGGATATCAATACTCTAGTATATGAATGGAAAGATGAAATCGATGCCACATTAGCTACTGGCAGTATTTATATTTTTGACAGTAATTTATTTGATTCTAAATCAAAATCGATATATTGTGTAGTAACTAATAAATTCGGTTCTGATATTTCTGATACGATTAATATTGAAATGATTGATTTAACTAATCCATTCATTGAAAATAATTTGATTAAAAATGGTTTTGCAGTTGAAGGCACTAATGAATGGGAGTCAGTAGGTGAGAATCCAGAAGAGATTGGTTCTTATTCTACTAAAAGATTCCCTGCATATGTATACCATAACTTTAGGGTTGATAACGTTAACGGTGTAGAAAACACAGACGTGAATCAATGGTATCCGACACCGGAAGCGTTTGAATTGGATAATCCTAAATTTAAAGATAAAATAATAAATAAAATATCAGAAAATAGATATTTTAGAGGCGGATTAATGATTCCTAGAGATGATTTGAATAATGATACTTCTGGATTATATAAATCTAGTTATCAAGACATTGACGTTTCTGATATAGCTGATTTAATAGACGGTAAGGTTTTTGGTATAGAAAAATTAACTACTGTCTTATTTGGTTGGTTAGGAACTAGAGCAGACCAAGGTGATAAGTGTACTGTGCAGTATGAATTCTTTGATGATAATGATAATTTTGTTTTCGTAATAGACAACGGTGTTAAATTAGGAGGAAGTTATATTGAATCCGCGGGTGGCACTATAACGTGGGTTACTAGAAATAATGAAACCAATACCGAATCTAATATTAATTCATCTATAATTTATTTAGGAGGAACCTTCGGTTCTTCTACTTACTCTGGATTACTAAATGATAATATAAATATATTTCACCCGTTAAATATTAAAGGATATAAAAATATCGTAAACCCCGGGTCATTAGTTGGTAGTTTAGATATCACTGATACTTTACCTGGAAATATTTTGCATACGATTATACTAGGTAGAATATCAGAACTTCGAACTATACCGGTTAAAACTAGAAAAATACGAGTTACTAAATCATACTGGCATGATTCACTAAGTATAATCGAATCAGGTCAACGGCTACCTATAACTTTATGGGATTTGTTGTATACAAATAGAAACCCGCAACAATATGGTGGCGGACAATATACTAGCGAAGCGATGGCAACCGGATTAAATTTAATAGTATATGTAAATGATGACGGTATTGATGATATTAATCATATCGATATGTTAAAAGAATCTAGTGATAATAGTATTGCTCTAAATATAGACAATGAAAACTTAAATACATTGCCTAGTACTATGATTACACCTCCTTTGCCTCCTCCTAGTAACAATAATGGCGGTGGCCCGATGGGTGGACCTAATGGTGGCGGTGGAGGAGGCGGACATAACTTCATATTTACGCAGTAAAATATCGTATTCTAGATATTTATATAAAAGGAATTAATGATTGAAGTTACTAACTTTGGTGCGTCTCCTAAGGATGTTATTGAATTATTTTTATTTAATGCAAAGGGCGATTTATTAGAATCTATATATGATAGCCCATATCAACTAACTTCAGGTTACAAAGATGATAAAAATATAGTATCATTAAATTTAGATATTCAACATGATGTTAGGAATTTAGGTTACGTAACAGGTAAATATAATGTAAACTATAACTTTTATAGAAATATATTAGGGTCGTATTTAAACACAGCAGTTATTAGAGATATATCTAATTCTAGAACTGAAATACGTATAATATTAAATGACCTAACTAATACCGATTTAGTACAAGATTTTTTAGATTTTAATTCTAGACCTAAAAATGATACATTAGGAAACAACTTAGAATATGTAATAAATTTCGGCGGTAATAAAACTTATAGGATATTAAATTGGATATTAGATATTAATACAGTATCTGAAGAACCATATTCATATGTTCTAAAATTAGATACAGCATTAGATAATGCTATTTTACCTGGTACTGATTTATATGTACAGCAAGTTTTAGCAGACGCGGTTTCTGAATCAATTATAGTGTATCCCGCACCGCAGGATTCAAATTTAATTAAACTGAAAATGCCTAACTTTTCAGTTGTTAATGAGAAACATTTTGTAACTGCTACCGGTTATAAATCTTGGAATGACTTATTAGGTACGCATCCGACATCATCACAAAGTATAATAAACCAATATTTTAGCAGTAGTTTATCTGGAGTTGATATTAATATCGATTATAAAGATTATTCCAATTTTGTATTTTATAGTTCAGCAACCGAACGACTTAAGAATTTTAAATATAAATTACAATTAATTGAATTCTACGATTCTAGGTTGGATACTTTAAATTCTATAAGTTCTTCACTAATATTAAACAATAATGTTATTGATGCTAGAACAAAGAAAAATACAGTTGTAGCCGGATTTGATGCTTATGAGAAGTATTTATATTATGAATCAGCTTCATTCGAATCTAGTTCATACGGTGTATTTAATCCAACTACTTGGCCTAAAACTAATTCATCGAAGCCGTATACATTGCATTCTACTAGTGGTAGTTATGCACAATCATGGTATGATGCACAAATAGATAGCGCGTCTAGGTATGATTTTGAAAATGCTAATATGCTGATTAATACCATTCCTGACCACGTAAAATTAGATTCTAAGAATGATTCGTATGTGCTATTTGTAAACATGGTGGCTCAGCATTTTGATATATTATGGACATATGTTAATTCAACTACTAATATTACTGATAGGGATGAAAGTATAACCTCCGGGTTATCCAAGGATTTAATATTTCAAGTATTAAAGTCATTAGGTGTTCCTGTCGACCAGGGTAAACAAATAGAAGAGTTATGGTTATATGAATTAGGATTAAATGCATCGGGAAGTTATACACAAAGTGGTTCATTACATAGTGTAGGTACGGGTGAATATTCTAAACAAATTTGGAAAAGAATATTAAATAATCTCCCTTATTTGTTAAAAACTAAAGGAACAGAAAGAGGCATACGAGCATTAGTAAATTGCTATGGTGTCCCTGATACATTATTAAGAATAAAAGAATACGGTGGCCCGGAAGTAAATGAAGATATAATATCTAAACGAGTAGTAGACAGATTTAGTTACGATTTAGCCTTTCCTGGAATTACCGGTTCTGTGAACTTAGATTATAGTATACATACTAAATGGGATATTTTACCTTGTTTAAATGATTTATACACAGGCAGGCGACCTGAAAGTACTGAAATTCGATTTAAAGTACAAGACGGAAGAAAGGATAATAATATACAAAATACACAGGTATTGTACGCGGTTGGTGGTCCCGCTAATCCATCATTAGTAGATTCATTAACTAAATTTAGTATCAAATTAACTAGAACATCAGGTAGTTTCGGATATGCTAGTTTAGTTTTTTTAACCGGTTCCG